GGAAGTGGTTTCTTACCGTAATTCTTAGATTATATAAATACAGTTAAAATGGATATAAATTCAGTAATTGATGTGAGTGAAATTATTAAAAAATTTTAAAAGGAGATATAATATGGCTGGAGGATTTAAAGCACCTGGCATAACAAGAATAGAAACAGACTTATCAGAGGTGGCTGAGGCTGCCGGTACTTCTGTTGGTGCATTAGTAGGGGCCGCTGATAAAGGACCCACAAATAGACGAGTATTAATAACAAGTAACAAACAACTAGTTGACACATTTGGAGCTCCAACAGGCACTGAAGCTGATATGACGATCTATGCAGGATTAGAGTTTTTAAAAGAAAGTAATGCATTATACTTTGTTCGTGCAAGTCATGGTGATGAAAAATATGCATCTATGGAAGTACATCCAACTAGTAGTGTATATGCTGCACCGGTAACAAGCGGTATTGCAGCAGCAGCTACAAGTGCTGTTTTATTAGATGATGAGTACACTGATGGTAATACTAAACGTCGAGTGGATGGACAAGGTGGTAACTACGATGTAGAAAAAGTAACCACCGTGTCAGCTACATCCTCAATGTTAATTGCTGCTCAAGGACCTGGTACTTATGGTAATGATGTTGGTATTTCAATTGTAACTTGTGCTGATACCGATTATAGAGGAACATACGGATTTAATTGGGAAATGAACTATGACGATCCTAATGCGACATCATATGTATGGACTTCTGGATCAAAAATACAAACTTTGGATGGTACACCTTCATCAGCTACCGATGCCGTATGGAAAAAAGTGTATCGTGTTAATGTTTATGAAAAACCTTTAAATACAGATGACTCATATTGGCCTGCTACAAGTGCTACAACACCGGTTGAAACATACTTAGTATCGAACTACAAAATAAAAGACGCACAAGGTAATAACCTTTACGCACCTGATGTAATTAACAGTTCTTCAAAATATGTTTATGTTAAAGTTAAAGATGATGCTATGCCTATGAGTACATTAAAAACTTCTACAGGTACAAATCCTGCACAAGCATACGATTTATCTGCTATCAATTCAGTTATTTCATTAAATGGTGGTACTGATGCAAAAGCTTCTGTTACCGAGTCGGATAAAGCAAATGCTTGGTATTTATTTACAGAACGTGAGAGTTCATCACCTAATATCCTATTAGTTCCTGATAGACCAAATTCTACTGATACTGGCAGTGGTGTTATTGGTACAATTAAAGCGGTTGGTAATATTGCCGCTGAACGTCAAGATTGTATAGCTGTTGGACAGGTCGGTGCGATTTCTGAAACATTACCACAGGATCTGGTTAATAAAGTAAATAAATACTATTCATTTAACAATCCGAGTCATGTAGCATTATATACTGGTTATGATAAAGTTAATGATAGTTTTACTGGTCAACAAATTTTATTACCAAAAGCAATCTTCGGTGCTGCTTTAATGGCTCGTACGGACGAACTTGCGAACACATGGGATGCCCCGGCAGGTATCAATAGAGGTATTATAGGTGCTTCAGCAGGACAAATTAAAAGTTATAGTGAAAACGATATTGGTTTCATGTATGACAATAACATCAACGCTTCAAAATTCATTCGTGGTATTGGTCACGTTATGTGGGGTCAAAAAACTGCACAGCGTAAAAAATCTGCATTGGATCGTATTAATGTAAGAAGATTATTACTCTTTTTACAAAATACTATTGAACCAAGCCTTTTACCATTCTTGTTTGAACCAAACGATGAAAAAACACGTGACAGAGTGTTTGGTGTTGTCGATGGTTTTCTTTCGGGTGTGTTTTCGGCAGGTGGTTTAACGGCTTATGAAGTAGTTGTAAACGAAACTAACAATACTCCTCAGGTAATTGATAATAATCAATTAAACGTGGATATTTATGTACAACCTACTAGAACTATTGAATTCATTCAGTTACAAACTGTCGTAACAAGAACTGGTGTTTCATTTAGTGAAGTTTAATTAATGGGGAGGACATCCTCCCCTACTTCAAAACTATAAATAAGTTTAGAAGAAAATAAGGAGATAAAAATGGCAGATTTTCATATCGACAAAAGAATTGCTAAAAACAAAGACATACAAAGAGCGTATCAGTTTGAATTGATAATACCTTCAGTAACAGGCACTGATTTAATTTCAGACAACTTTGCAATTCAAGTTAGATCAGCAAGTATACCTGGACGAGGCAACGAACCTATAACAAGTACTTTTTTCGGACAAGAAAAATTTTACCCAGGAAAACCAACTTGGGGAGGTAATCAATTAACTGTCGAGGTTGAAGAGTACGATGATCAATCAGGTTTAAAAGCTCTTAATAGTTGGAGTGAATTAATGTTCAATTCTGATTTCACGGATACTGGCGCTGGCGGTGGTGGTGTGGCAAAATTACCCCGAGCAAGTGGTAATACACTAAATCTTTGTAAAGATATCACATTAAAAATGTATAAATATGATGGAACTCCTATGCCGAAGAAATGTTTATTTAAACAGGCGTGGCCAGAAACAGTTAGTGAAACAGCATTAGCTTACACTTCTAATGATTCTGTCAAATATAGTGTACAGTTTCGATGGGATTATTGGTTATTGCAAGATAACTAGGAGTGGCAACATAACTTAATAAATATAGAAATAACAAAAAAGGGAATTTGATGATTCCCTTTTTTGTTGTATAAATACTGTTATAGTGAGGTATTAAAAATGTCAAAAATTAAGGTTGGTAATTCATTTGGTAATTTCTTTCAGAAAGATATACAAAGAGCATATCAGTTTGTTGTAGATTTTCGGGGTCTGAATGGTGGTGCCATTGATCAATTTAGATTAGATTTTCATACAAAGGGTAAGCACGATATTGAAATAACAAGGACATTACAAAAATCTCATGTGAAGAATGTTGTACTACCACAATATCAATTTGAATCTCAGGGATTGGACATGGGACCGTATGTAAAATCGTTTCCTATACTACAAAGAGTACCACTAGATTTAAAAATAGAAATGGTTGAGGATGAAGAGCATACGATTGGTTTTTTTATACAATATTTACAAAATCAGGTAATGAATGAGTATGGTGTATATAGACCAATAAAATCAAATAAGCCAAAAGAGAAATTGCAAATTGCGGTGACAATATTTGGATATGACGGTGAAGAAATTGCGACATATACATATTATAATTGTTATATACAATCAGCCTCGGAAGCTACATATGACTATACATCAAATGAGGCAATTAGCCATAACATATCGTTTAAAACAGATTACTATGGTGTAAGGTATTATCCTAAACCAAGGAACCCACAAGCAGGTAGAACTTCATTTGATTCGCCTACTTAAAAATATAAATACATATATAATAAATTGATTTGAAGGAGAATATATTATGAAATCAGAAGATTTTACTGCGGAAGAGTTGTCGCAAGTGACAAACCCACAACCAACACGACAAAGTATACAACCCGCTAATCCATTAGCAGAGATGACTAAAGAGGTTGATAACAATGATATTGGTGATAATTATTGGCCAATTGACGACCTACCAAGTAAGTTTAAACTGTACCCAGAAGGTACTAAGATATTTGCAAGACCGTTAAAAGTACTTGAAGTAAAAATGTTATCATCTTTAAATAACGATAATTTTCATCATGTTATTACAGAAGTACTGAAAAAATCCGTTCGAGGTATTAACATTGATGAATTGCTAGTTTCTGATAAACTGTTTATCATTTTCTGGTTGCGAGCAAATACATATAAGGAATCGGGTTATACGGTAGACTTCGAGTGTGATGCATGTAATACGGAATCAACATATGAGTTTGAGATTGATAATTTGGATATTATTGATATTAAAGATGATTATAATCCAAATGATATAATTAAACTACCACAAAGTGGTGATGAAATAAGAACTCGTCAGTTGACTATTAAAGAAGAAAATAATGTGAAAAACTTCTTAACAAGAAATAAACGAAGTACAGCAGTGTATGACGAAGACATACTAACAATTGCTAATTTAATAGAATCGGTTAATGATAAAAAATTATCACTGATGGATATGTATGATTATATTATTAATATGAACCCTATTGATTTTGGTAAAATTGAAACATATTTAAATCATTACGATATGGGTATTAGTCCAATTATGAATGTTACTTGTAAAAACTGTGGAGGTGCTGCCGATGTGGCGGTGTCGTTTCGCTCCGACTTCTTTGTTCCCAAAGCTCCTCTTAACTGAAATACTTGAAATGGAATTTGTAGCATCCCTTAAAGTAGGGATGCCTCCAAGTCCGGATAGGGATTTTTTTGAACTAAACTGGTTCTATGAAAGATATGTTAAATATCATAAGGATATGGAACAATCCCAGAGTAATTCTTATCAGTTATAAATAGTATTAAAGTAGGATATAATTATGGCTGAAGATAAAGATAAAGATAAAGGTAATGCTAGTAACAGTAATAAATCTGCTGGGTATAGGGACTATCAAAAACTAAATAAGCGGGGTGATGCACAAACCGTTACACTTGATAAAATTTCTTCAGGTATTAACTTGATTAACGGAAATCTTATACGTATTTTCGACGACCAAAAGAAAAATTCTAAAAAAGGTTCTACTACTGCTGTAAACAATTTTAGTAATAATGTAAGCGCAGAAAAAAAATCCAACTCAGGTGCGACACTCAAGTTACTTACACAACTAGTGAATAATTCTAATAAAGATTCTAGGAAGAGTCCTAAAGTTATTAAAACAAAGAAGGACACATATAAAACAGATGATGTTGACCCAATGGCTAAAAATATTAAAGTTCTTAAAAGTATTAGAGATATATTAGGATCCCAAAAACCATCTGGCTCTGCAATAATGAATACACTTAAAACACTGGTTATTGGTGGTGCCGGATATGCTCTTGGACAACTTATGAATATGGATGATGTGAAAGCGCTTGGACCTGTAAAAATACTTATGAAAACTTACAAAGTATACCAACAGACTATAAAGATGATGGATAAAGTGAAAAATGTTATTAGTGGTAAAACTTTGTTTACAAAGTTTGGTAAAGTCTTTGATAAAACAAAAGACTTTTTCAATCCAGTAACAAAGGTTATGGACAAAGCAAAAGACTTTTTCGGTCCAGTCATGACTGTTGTGGATAAAGCAAAAGACTTTTTCAGTCCAGTCATGACTGTTGTGGATGGTGCAAAAAAAATGTTCAAACCAGTTCTTAAATTATTAGGTGGGGGTGCCAAAGTCGGAGCAGTTGCTGGAAAGCTTGGACTGAAAGCATTGGCAAAAATACCAGGTCTCGGTTTAATCGCAGCAGTTGCATTGTCAGTACCACGATTTAAAAGCGGTGATATTATTGGTGGTATGATGGAGTTAGCATCAGGTGCTGCATCAATATTTCCAGGTATTGGTACAGGTATAGCGTTAGCTATAGACGCAGCACTGTTAATGAAAGATGTGGCAGAAGGTGGCTGGGGCAAATCTGTAATGAATAGTGTAACATCATTTTTGGGGTTTGGTGGTAATAAAAAGAAAATGGGAGGAGATCCTCGTAAAGGTTTTATTGACAACTCAAAAACAGGTCTAGTTAAAACGAAATTAGGTAGACAATCAGAAGGTGGAC